ACTTGAGGTAGGAACTGAGTACTTTGTATATATTGATTCGATCCATTAAATGTAAATACATTTTTCCCATCGAGTTGATTATTAATAGTAGGATTGCTGCCCCAAGTAAAATTACTATTATATATACCAGCTTTATCCGTGACACTAAACAATAAACTTCCAGATGATGTCCAACTAGATGTATCACCGGCATCAATCCAAACAACTAAATTAGACAAACTACTTGGTAACCAAAGAGCAGCTGGTGGTGTTACACTAATACTAGGAGTTACACTAATACTTGGTGTTACACTAATACTTGGTGTTACACTAATACTTGGTGTTACACTAATACTTGGTGTTACACTAATACTTGGTGTTACACTAATACTTGGTGTTACACTAATACTAGGAGTTACACTAATACTTGGTGTTACACTAATACTAGGAGTTACACTAATACTTGGTGTTACACTAGTACTTGGTGTTACACTAATACTTGGTGTTATACTAGTACTTGGTGTTATACTAGTACTTGGTGTTGTACTAATACTTGGTGTTACACTAATACTTGGTGTTACACTAATACTTGGTGTTATACTAGTACTTGGTGTTACACTAGTACTTGGTGTTACACTAATACTTGGTGTTACACTAGTACTTGGTGTTGTACTAATATTTGGTGTTACACTAATACTTGGTGTTATACTAGTACTTGGTGTTATACTAGTACTTGGTGTTATACTTGGTGTTATACTTGGTGTTATACTTATAGTTGGTGTAATACTTGAAGTAATAGATGGTGTTATTGAAAAACTTGGAAAAGCTTTTGGTTCTTCTAATTTTCTATCATATGGAATAGGACGATCAATTACACCAATAAATCTATCTTTATAAAAAAACAACAAATTACCATCTCTTAATTCTATTCTTATATTAAATTTTTTGTATACTACATCAAATCCCAAATTAGGAACAAAATATTGTTTTTGTAGTTCTAAAACTAATCCATTAATAGCTGAACTTAATTGTTTATCATAGTAATAATTGTCTTGATACGATTCAAGCAATTCAATTAAGTTTTCTCTTATTAATAGCAAATATGGATTCATGTTTTATATACAATAAATAGTCTATTATTAATATGTTTCAATAAAAAAGGCTCAGCCTTTAGAGCTGAGCCTTGTGATATTATCTTTATCCCAAAGATTATACTAAGTCGAGATCAGAGACAAGAACTTTGCCGTAGAACTCAGGACGAACAACCTTCTTAGCGTAGCGAGTCATTACCCCTCTACGTGGTGTGAAGTTTGTTGGATCGTATACCAATGGAGTTTGGATAAGCGGAATGTATGGAGCATACACAGCACCAGTTTCCAAGAAGTTAGAACCACGGAAACCAACAAGAATTGCATTGTCGGTCATGTATGGGTTTTTATAAACTTGGAATCTACTTGCGAAACTACCAACACGACTTACGCCCATTGCGAACTTAGCTTGGTCACCATCGGTGTTAACAACATATCCTGGAATAGATTCAAGAATTGTTGCAACATCTGGTGAACATACCAAGAAGTTAGCGCCACCACGTAATGTTAATTGATGAATCTTATTGGATACCTTTTGAATCTTGTTACCAAGAGTCTGGAACCAAGTTTGTTTCACATAAGCAGTACGATTTGGTGAACTATTTGTCAATCGTGTGAAGCTAGCTCTTCCTGTTGTAGCATTTACAGTCTTACTATATTCAGTTCCGATTTCAGCGGACCATGCTTCGGTTGTTGTACCAAGTACAGACTCATTCAGCATGTCAAGGATTTCAAGATCAATTTCCATCGATACATACTCAGACAATAAAGCAGTTAATTCTGCTTCAGCATCAATACTGTGATAAGCATTTAAGTCCTGAGCAAGTTCTGGAGTCCAGACTGCTTTTAACTTACGAGTTTTAGCAACGATTGGTTCACTCTTGAGTTCCAAGTTAACTTCTGGAATGTTGATATCACTACTGATAGCTTGAGTTTCGGTGAATGTGGAATCACCAGAACCTTCACCAGCAGTTTTACCAGCTTCGAAGTCACCTCGTGTATCAGCAGTTGGCTGAATTGTGTAGTTTAAGTAACTAGAAGTTACTTCATTACTAGCAGCACTAGCAGACTGACTTACGAATAAGTGAATGTTGTAATTTGGGTTAGCCAAAGTACCTGCATTGTCAGCATATGCGTAAGTATTTAATACAGTGCGTTTTGCGTTAGCAGCATCCTGTAATCCGAATGAACGAACAGCATTTAAATCTACATTGTAGATATAACCGTTAGAAGCAACAGCTGTAGTCTGAGTATTATCGTTAACATTAATTGTTACTTTGAAAATACCTGCTACATTGTTGTCAGCTGCATTCACAGAGGATGACCATTCATTCGCGAATTGTAAATCAGACCAAGAAGCAGAAGCAACTGTGGCTGTTACAAGCGAACTGGTTACATCACGTTCAGAATAAGCAAAACTTCCTTGTCCATAAAGACCGTTAACAGCAGAGTCTGTAGAACCTAATTTCTTTTGGGTTCCACCAAATAAGCTGTTACCTGGAGTATGTCCAAGACCGCCTGATCCATATTTGAAGTCCAAGTAAAAGATGAGACCAGAAGGAAGATTCATCGGTTGAACCGATACAAATTCCTTAGCTGCAATCTCAGCAAATACACGTCTTACCAATGGAAGAGCAACGCCTGCCCATTGTTCACTATTAGCGGAAGTACCAGTTGTTGAAGCTTCGTCCAACAATTGTTTAGCTTGATTTTCCAAAAGGATAGACATGTGTGCTTTTTCAACACCAGCTACACCTTCAAGAAGACCTGTTTTATCCCACTTGTTTTGTAATCCACGGGTTTCTTCCATAAGTCTGGCCTGTGGATTCATATTATTTGTAAGTAGACTTTTTACGTCCATAATTTATTTCTCCTATCTTTCTATTATTGGTTTTACTCGCAAACTTAATTATTTCACAATCCCAGCGAGTTTTTGGAATCGTGAAGTCATCACATCAACCTCAGGCTCAACGATAGCCTCTGGTTTTGTGCTTTGTACTGGTTTGCTTGCCAAACCTTCGGTGATAGTTGAGACAGTTGCATTAGATTTCTTTTTGGCAACTGATCCACCGGCATTAAATGATTCGGCTAGAACTGCGTAAGCCAACTTAACTTCTCTTAAAGATTTTGTTAAGTCGAATGTGTTAATAACTTTGAGCTTTTGAGACTCAGTTAAGTTCTTTCCTTTGAACAATTTATTAGTGAAAAGCAACTTAGCATTTAAAAGATTAGTTTCTTCTAATACACCTTTCAAATACTTAACAGTTTTTTGGTGCTCTTCTAATTCCTGTTTTAATTGATCGTTTTCTTCGTTAATAGCTAAAAGTGCTTCAGCCATTTCTTCGGAACTAATTTCTTCATTAGCCATATCAGCAGCATCTTCGCCTGCATCTTTTGCTAATTTAGAAATTTGATCTTCGTCATCTCTGATAGCAGCAACATCGTGATCGGTACCATGCCCTTCTTCAACGGATTCATTTTCTAATTCAGCGAGAAGCTCGTCTAAATTAATTTCTTCTTCAACCGTTTCTTCAGCAGCATCTTCTTCAGCAGCAGCTTCTTCAGCAACAGCTTCTTCAGCAACTGGTTCTTCAGCACTTTCGGAAACTTCGCCTTCTAATTCAGCAATGATTTCATCAAGTTCTTCACTAGTAATTTCATCGCTTTCTTCTTCAACTTCTACTTCCTCACCTTCAGCAACTGGCTCTTCGACTTCTTCTAAAGAAGCGTCATATTCTTGACTACCAGGAGATACTGTATTCTTAGAAGCAGCAGCTGATGGTTCAACTGCTCTTTGATCAGAAGCCATATTTCCACTATCTTTACCAATGTCAGAAGAATTTAAATCTTCTTCTACCGACTCGGCTGTTTCTTGAACAGGAGCTTCAGAAGTAGTTTCTTCAACTTGGTCCGATTCTTCCTTGAGTTTCTCCGCAAACATTTCTTTCATGCTTTTAGCGAAATTTTCCTCAAGAAAGGTTTTGGCGTTTGCAATAGCAGTTTCACGAACTGCTTTTGCGTCCGCAATACTTTCTTTTAAAAGATTGCTCATAATTTATTTAGTCCTTTCTTATATGTAAATGTGAAGTTATTGGAGAACTCCAAAGAGGTTTTATATTAGATTGACACCAAAGAATGGTGTATTTTATATAAAAATAAATATTAATAAAAATAACAAAATTAAAAAAAATCAATATATTTATTGATATGCCCGCTAAAAGCGAAAAACAAAAAAACTTTATGAAACTGGTATTTGCCTATAAAAA